GAAGAAGCCGCAGTTAATACTTCTAAACCTGCATTAAGAATCATAGTCTCTGCAGGAATATTCAATGCTTGGATTACATCCCCACTTGCAGGGTCAAACAAAGAATTGTCGATTGTATTTTCCACATAGTATGGCTTCCTTCTTGTAGAAGGATGTCCACTAGTTCCGCCAGTTACTTTACTTACTGTTGCCATAGTACCCTCCTATTAATCTGAATCGTATGTGAATGTTGCTTTAACAAGAGCTTCCGTACGAAGCACTTTTCTTCCAAATACATGTAGACCTCTTACGATGTCTGAGAATGAATCTGGGTCTCTTACTACTTCTGTTTTAGCAATTTGGTTTGCAGTAGCAGTTGAAGACATGTGTCCAAATAAACCAGATAGACCTGCAAAGTTGTTGGTCATATATAGTTTAAATCCTTGGATTTGTCCTGCCATTACCTGTCCGTTTCTCAACGGAGAAGCCGCATCACCTGTTACAGATGCATCTAAGAGTTTAGATGAACTTTGAGCAAGTTGCTCATAAAATTCTGGTGTAGATACAAACCATCTATTGTCAGTTGGTACATCACTAGCGTGTAGTGTTTTTGCACCAGATGCCAAAGTATTTAATGGGTCAGTATCGCCAGAACCGTGTCCTGTGTCGATAGTACCTAAGTTAGTACCCGCACCTGCTACCATTGCCGCAAGTACGTTTTCGTCATAAGAATCTTTTAGAGCATATGCTCCAGAAGATGTAGCCAAAGCCTCAAAGTTAATGTGAGATTGTCTTTCTTCAATATCGTCAACTTTAAAAGCGAACGCATTAGCTTGGTCTATAATAAGTTGGATTTGGTCATCAGCCAAGTTTTGGATGTTGATTGCTCCACCTCTAGTATAAGAGCTTACGCTAATTGTTGGTTCTTTAATAATGTTAACGGTATCTCCGTAATTATCAATCTCTCCTGCATAGTCAGTGTTAGTAATATCTTCTACGACTGATGCAGTTCTGAAGAACTTTTGGACTTTCTGGCTATAAATGATAGGTAAAAAATTACCCGATGGTAGGTTATCATAACCTGCCGATTTTGATATTGCCATTGTTTTCTCCAATTAGGTTTTAGTTTCTGATTCTACCTTCCTTTCTAGCCATATCAATGTCCTTCTCAAATTTTACAAACTCAGAAGGTTTTAGTCTTTTTATCTCAGACACACTCCAAATCTTTTTACCCTTAATATCTTTTTCGGTACTTCGGGCAGTTGATGTTACAGACTTAGATGCTTCCTTCTTTGTATCTACTTTATCAGCTTCTGCTTTTTTTAAACCTTTATCCATTTTGTAAAGGTCTATAGCTCGAGCCGCTAAATTAGCATTATCAAAATTATCGTACAACCAACCCTGTATCATGCTATCTTGAGCACCTGCCCAATCATGAAAGTCTTGACTATCTTTAATCTTGTTAAAATCTGGATGCAATTTTAATAACTCTACTTCTGCTTTATCACGCAAAACCTTTTGTTGGTCTTTTTGTAATTGCTGAAGTTTATTATTAACTTCTTTTGCCTTCTCATCTGCTTCTTGATATGCAACTGTTTTAATAACATCATACACATCTGGATATTCCTTTCTCCATTTATCCAAAGCATCTTTGTCTTTTGGAGGAATAAAATTTTTAGAAGCCTGTTCGACTTGTGTCTTTAAGTTAAAAACTTCATCTTTATGTTTATTGACTGTAGAATCATAATGACGTTTTAAGTCATCATACCTTTTTTTATAAACCTTGTCTTCTACACTTGCAGGGCGTTCTACATTTTCTGGAGTAGCCTCTTGAGTCTCGTCAGCCTCTTCGGTGTCCTTACTTTGAACGGTTGCTGTTTCGTCTATTTCTGCCTCACTTTTTCTTTTGTAAGGTCTTGGTTCTAAAAAGGGTTGTTGTTTTTCTTCAACATTAGATTCCTCTGCCTCATGCTTGGTTTCTTCTGCTGAAGTTTCTTGTACTTTATTTTCTTCCATATTATCTCCTACGGGTGCTGTGGAAAGCAGGTCGCCCAGAGTGGGGCCGAATTAAGCCATAGTAGGTCGTTGTGCCATAGCCATGTTTTGCTCTTCTTCGGGTGGCCTGTTTACCATTCCTTCTCCTCTAGCCATAGTCATATTTGACATAGCCATTGGTTCATCGGGTGGCATCATTTCAATTCCAGATTCCAATACATCTATAAATGGATTGATTCCAGAACCAAAAACTTTTTGAACTACCTCTTTAAATTGAGGAGTTAAACTTTGTTGTAATACTTTTTTTTCTTGCATAGGCAAAGACTTTACTCTATTTTGTATTTGTGTTATTTGTTGTTGTTGTGCATTTGCTTGTTGGTTATCTTCCATAGGCATTTGTTCTCCAGAATCTCCCATAGGAGGTCTGTTAGCCATACCTTGCATTTCTTCTGCCATATTACCCTCTTACAAATAAACCTACTATATAACAAATAGGTTCAATAATTATTCTATATAATCTTCCTAATAAAGAAAATTTAGTTTTGTACATTATATGTTTAATGTCTTTTGTTCTTTGTTCTGCTAAATGTTTACCTATAGCAGTTAATACTGTTGATTGTTTCATACCATTTACAAATGGTTGAAATAAAAAGTGATAACCTTTTTGATGTGTTTCTGATAAATGTTTTTGTTGAAACAAATACCATAATTTTATTGTTCTATTCCAATCTTCTAATTGTGTTTGTCTATACATTTCTGTGCAAATTATTTTTGCGTCTTGGCTACTACTATCAGAGCCACCACCTTGTCCTGCTCTATCAGCCGCTTTATCTTCTTCTTCTGAACCACCCATGCTTTGTCCACCTGTAGGAGGAGAAGGTTCTGGGTCGCTACCATATATATCTTCTAAAGTATCTGACACATCATCAGCTATATCATCTTGTATTTGATTTTGTCTATCTTGATAATCATTGTTATCATTAGAACCATCTGGTGCTGTATTGCCTGTAACATTACCATTACCACCATTATCAACTATGTCTCTATTTTCTAATACAACATCACCAATGTAAAATCCATTGTCGTCTACCATATTAGAATCAATAGCAAAAGCTCCGCCTTCTAAATATAAAGGTTTTAATTTACCATCTTTATCTGTCATTCGTTCTAAAACTTCTGCAGGAACAAGTCCACCATTTGCTGATTGCATAGCTTGGTCTGCAGTTCCAAAGGCATATACTTGACCATTCATTCCTACAAACTTACCATCACTTCTGTATGCACCACCATCATGACCTGGGCCAGAATCTACAACTAATACTTGTTCTCCATTAGTATGACTAGCACCTTTTGCTTCATCAAACAATCCAAACAATGTAGTGCCAGATGTTCCCATAACAGGATTTAAATTAGTTAATTGTGCTCCTGTGCTTGTAACAAAGTTATTTGCTTTTTCTGATTCTAAATTTACAAAGGCCGCAGAGTTTTGAAAATCTTTTGCAAGTGTATCTAGTTGTTCTACTTTATATCCAGACTCAATTAATTCATTACCTTTTTTAATTTTTAATTTACCTTTATCATCTTCTGTTAAAAACTTTAATGCGTTTTCTTTGTTTAAAAGATTACCATTGTTATCTCTTACTTGTATAATATTATTATTTAATAATGTTTCTATTTGTGCTTTTTCAGAACGAGGGTTTAAAAATCCTGCTACTCCTACTAGAGCTTTAGCAGGGCCAAGTAACCCACCTAAAGCAGATTGTTTTTGCGAATCTTTTTTTGTTTGTTCTTCTGTTTTAACTTGTGGATTTACTAAATCATTTAATATACCTTTTTCTTTTGAGAACAATAAATTTTGTGCCGCAGACCTAGAATTAAATCCACCACCCATAACATTAAACTTCATGTCATCTGCTAATGCAGGTGTAGGTGCTGTCTGTTGTGGTTCATATCTAATACCACCAGATGTTACTCCATATGCTTTTTGTGCTTCTTCAAAAGAATCTCTTTGCGTATCTGGTTGTTTCATTATAGGTGTTACAACTTCTGGTTCTTCTGGAGTTACTGGTTCAACAGGTTGTGTTATTTCTGTTTCTTCAACATAAGGTGCTCCTGCTAAACCTTTACTAATATCTTTAACACCACCATCTGGAGTTCTAATACCAGGGTATGTTGTTTTAACTAACGGAGTTAGTATTTCTTCTTGTTCCCATTGTCCTGTAGCTGAGTTGAACTTCATTGTATAGCGGACATTTGTCTGTCCTGCGTTCATAGTTTCAGCTTCTTTACTGATAGTTTTTTGTACTAGACTTTCAGCCATTATCTTTACTAGTTAGTTGGTTCTTCAGTCTGAGGAGTTTGCGAAGGGAATGAAGTTTCCCCTGGTTGCGATATATTTCCTGTACCGATGTTGCCACCTCCAACTCCTGTTGGGTCAGTTGGATTTGCTCCTTGAGGTACTCCTCCACCCATACCCATAGGGGGTTGCTGACTAGCGTTTTGATTTGCTTGATTTCCATTTGCCATTCCTATTATTTCTGAATATATTGCCGCTTTTTCTGGGTCATTAATTAATTGTTCTGGGTCTAAATCTAATGTCTTTGCAATCTCTCTAAGTATAGCATGATACTTCATGAAAGGAGCAATATTAGGATTAGCACCTACTTGTAACAATGTCATTAATCTTTGTGACCTAACCTCTTTCATCATTAATGATTGAGTGCCTTTTGCAGATATTTCTAAGTCTCCAACAATCTCTGGTGTATCTGCGTTAAACTGCATATTCCATTGAAATAAAGTTTTACCCAATGGTTTTAACATAAAGTCATCTATGTTTTTAATAACTGTTTTTATATTTAGAGCCGCCGCACCAAATAGCATAGACATACCAGAAGCTGTTCTTGTTGTAGATTGTATACCTGTTTGACCATGTGAGTATGATGGTATACCTGTAGCTTCATCTGCAAGTTGTCTAAACTTATCAAACATCTGTAAGTTTTCTCCTGCTGTGTTAGGAAACTTTAAACCATGTATTGATTGTCCTACTTGTCCGCTTTGTCTTCTAAATATCTTACCAGGAAATACTTTTAAATCTTGACCTGGTACTAACATTGTTTCATCTACATCAAAGATTAGATTTCCTGCTAATGCTAAATTATCAATAGCCATTCTTGCATGACCATTCATAATTTGTTGTGCATCATCCATATTTTCTGGAACACCTACTCCAAAAAACTGATATGGATTTAATTCATATGGTGTAACTAGATATGGTATTCTTGATGGAGTAAATGGATTTAATACTAATCTTAAAACATAATTACCACAAACCCATATGTTAACTTGTAGTTCATCTAGTTCAGATTCTATTTCATCTAGCTCAAGTCCTGCCTCTTCAGCCATGTACTTGTCTATCTTACCCCAATATTCTAAAACTTCAAATCTTTCTTTTTCAAATTCTGTTTCGTTTTCTCTATCTTGTAATCTATGTTCAAAACCTTTTGGTGTATAGTTTGGCCCTTCTTCTAAACATTTTTCTATTTCTTGATGTCTAAAGAAAGGTCTATTAGTTAAATCACGCAACTGACTTGCTGTCATTTTATGTCTTTCTATAACATAATTACAGTCTTCTATTTTTGTTGCTTCTGGGTCTGGATATAAATTCCAACAACTAACAGCTTCTACTATAGGAACACTTTTTTTATGTGGTACATAAGCTGATGCACCTGTTTCTGGGTCTTTACTCCATCTATGTAAATCTTTCTCAAAAGTAAAAGGCCCTTTTAATACTCCTGTTCCAAGTAGAACCATTTCAAAAATACTATGTCGTATTTCTTTTGCCGCATCATTTTCTTCTAGTTGGTCTAGAATTAATTTTTGCATATTGTCTGCGGCTTCTTTTGCAGGTTCTATCTGTGGCATTGTTTTTAAATCTGGTGCATCTCCACCAATAAACTCTGCCTGTCCAGAATATTTTTCTTCTAAGCCACCTAGTACATCATTGTATGTTGCACCTGCAGGTATGTCTCTTCCATCGCCATTAAAACCATATGCATTTGGTTCTTGAGTATTCTCTTGATTCTTTTTATTAATGTGAGCATACTTAGAAACACCATCTGGTATTGGCGTAGGAGATACTCCTATAGGAAATTTTCCTGCAGAAAATAAAACATCTGTTAATTGACCATAAGCCGCTAAGACTTTAGTCTTTGTAATTTTAACAAATACACGAGACTTTTCAGACTCTGTAAAAGCCATATCACTACCATAAACACCACGATAGTTTCTATATGCTTTTAACCATCTTTGTTCATCAAAGTATCTAGCATCTTCTGATGCACCTAGTCTTCCTTTTACAAGGCCAACTAATAAATCTTCTTGAACAGTATTTTCTTCTTTCTTATCGCCTAGAGAAATTATTTCGTCTGTGATATTATTTTCCATCTGGTGCGTCTGATAAATCACCTTGTGAGTATCTTCTTAAGATACCTGCATCTGGTTTTTCTTTTGATGGTGGTGTATCTGGCACATTAGACATCTCTCCTGTAGAATATTTTTTTAACATTCCCGCTTGAGGTTTCTCTTTTGCAGGTGCACCATCAGCTACTTCTGACACTTCACCTTGTTTGTACATTTTCATTTTTAATTGCATTTCCATGCTTCCCTCCTAGTAATCTCGTTCATCTGCCATTCTAAAAACAGCAGGGTCTACTTTAGTTTTTTTAGACTGATTTGGAAAATCCATCGGTCTAGTTTCATCATTTGCATGAATACTCATGTCTAGTTTATTTCCTACTGGAGTATCTTTTGAATAATCAGCAGGAAGTTCACCTTTTTTATATTTTTTCATTATATTATCTGGCATCTATCCCTCCAAAATTTTATTTTTAAGATACCCCATTAACTTAGGGTTATCTACAAATATTGTTGTTAAACCATTAGCTAAACCATTAACTACTAGTTCTTCTACTTTTTCATCTAACTCCATGTTCCATTGATATATTATTGCGTGTAACATTTCATGTATTAATGTGTTAGCATGAGAAACTCCTGTTTCATCTGCGGTGTAACCTATCACACCTTCTTTAGCAAAAAACTGTCCTTGTGCTTCATTTGCACTAGCTACAGTTTGTTTCCATTTTTCTAATTTATAATCTCTATAACCTATCTTTATTGACTCTGGTATATCTTCTTCACAATAACAAGGTTTAATTTTTTGTTTCATATTAATATCCAAAAGTTTTATCAACGGGAGAAAAACCATTTTCTTCTCTTCTATTCCAATGTGTTTGTAATGACCTAGGGTGTAAAGGTCTGCT